GAATATCATTTGGTCTAACTCTTTCAAATTGATTTATATCATAGAAGTATTGCTCAAATATTTCCATCTGAGCTTGGTTGGCTAATAAGTTAAACTCTTGCGGTGTAATGTAGCCTCTTTGCTCTTTATTGGCGATCGCCAAAACTCTTTGATATACTGTATCTACGCTTACCGCCATTTTAATTTATTTTTTATTATAAAGTTGAGCCACCTTACCTGGCAGCTCAACTCTATTAATAATCACTTATTTTAAACGCTTTTCAATATTAGCGTATATCTCCATACCTTCATCAGTTTTAAACCAATGCGCTAACGCAGTATATGGGTGCTCGTCAAATGGAACTGTCATTATTTTTCTATTATTAGATTTCCAAGTAAAATATCTTTGATCATTAGATAGTTTAATAATTCCAAATTCTACAGCTTTAATAGCAAAGTTTCTAAGCACAACATTATCGTCATTAACTAACTCTAAGAACAGTTTAGGATTTTTTCGAGCAAATATTAATAAATCTCTTTTAAGCTCGCTAGAACTCAAGTTAGCTACTTTAGAACCTTTTTCTACACGCATTATAGCTTCAGCCATTTCAATATCTATTGTTCTAGCCGCTAGTATTGCGTCAGCTTCTAGTTCAAGCGTGCTAATCTCAAGCTCTGCATTTTCAGCAGGCTTATCTTCATAAAATATTTGATCTCTATGTGGATGATATAAAGACAATAGTTTTTGCAAAGTTGTTTTTTCTTTTTCAACAAATAACATACCGTTTCTAAAAACAATATGTTCTAGTCTTTGATCACCTACCATTTCATCAACAAAAGGTGTTTTTTGATTTTGACAATACTTAAGCTCTCTTTCGTAGCCTTTCTCTTCATCAAACCAAAATATGTTTGAAGATCTTACAGTTCTACTTAAAGGCTTTTTCTTGCCAACCAAATAATACATCCTGTCTTTTATTTCCCAACTTGCTTTTTTAGGAGCAATATCTTCAATGACTACTTCAGTCATTTCATTTGTAGCTTTAATCTCTGGTTGAGCTACTTCAACCTTTTTTGTTGTTTGTTTTTTTGCCATAATATAATATAATAAAAATTAAAAAAAAGATCGGGGCCGAAGCCCCGACCATTAATATAAATTACTTCAATAACATGAAGTTGTTAGCGCCTTGTACTACTAAACATCTTTCAGATAAGAAGTGCATTTGCATTGCATCAAGTGCAGATGTAGCAGCTCCAACCGAACCAGTAACCCAAGTCTTTAATCTACGATCGTCAGTTTGAGAAGCTCTATAACGTACGTGTAAGAACGGACGCTTCATGTTAGCTCCAACAGTTTGATCATAAACAGAAGAAGTACCAGCTGGTATAACAACACCACGAATAGCACTTGCACCAGCAGCGATATTAATTCCGCCACGAGTAGCAAAGTCATTTAAGTATCTAAAGTCAGACTTATAGAAGTCATAAGATCCTCTACGGAAACCAGAGAAACCTAAGTTTAATGCCATATCTTCAGAGTTGTCAAATACACCGTAAGACGTACCGCCAGCTCCGTAAGAGTTCATAGAAGCTAACATGTCATCGATAGCTAGAGACGTAGCTCTATTAACAAAGAACATGTTTTCTTCAATAGCACCTTGCTTATCAAATTCTGCTAAAATAGCGTCAAACTCAGCTAAGTCAGTAGCAGCGTTAACACCAGTAATACCAGAGCTTAAGTTACCTCTATCTTCGATAGCAGCAAATAAACCTTCAGTACCAACTTCGTTACCATCACCACCGCCAACAGTTAAGTCAACGTCAGTAGTGCTAGAACCTTTTTGACCTTCAATCATTGCCATTTCTAGGTAATCGTTAAAACGAGCTCTAGTATCAGAAGCTGCTTTTAAGTACCATAAATATCCTGACTGTCCTTCTTCGCTTGAAACTTCAACCCAACCAATACGAGATGCATCTGATCCAGATACTTCGTAATAATCTTTAATGATAATTGGCTTGTTAGTGAAAGACTTAAACTTAGGCTCGTTTGCGCCTCTTGAATCAGTTATATTAGCAGCCGTATAGCTACCATCTGTACCAAAACCGTCATTATTTAAGTAAGATCTTCCTTTGCCAAACTCAGAACCATAAACTAATATAGTAACAGATTTAGCATCAGCGATAACAGAGTCAGCATTGTCATAAGGCATAACTTCAATGTTTGTGCCAGACACTTGCCCAACAACACCTTTGAAAGTTTTTCCGTCGCCAGCAACGATTACAGTATCGTTAACACGAACACCGTGATTAGTTCCTGGATCTAAGCCGTCCATATCAAGTTGAATTTCTATTTCACAACCTGGATTGTCACCAGATATACCTTGATCAGCATCTATCATTACGCCGGTATAAGCTAAGTGTAATCTACCTTGTTCAGACCATACAACTTGATCAGATGTCATGGGCTCTTCAGCACCTACTTGAGATAAGAAGCCTGCAATTGTTCTGTTTCCAAAAACATCAGCTTCTTTTTCCATTAGGTCTGGTAAGTACTGTTGTGCCCAGTTTGCACTGTTCGATCCAGTACTCGTAAAATCTAGATAGTTTGAATTAAGCGTTTGCTTCTGTGGAGCAGGTACGCTGTTCAAATTATCTCCTGGAGTAATTGCCATAATTAATTTGTTTTAAATGTTAATTTTTGTTTTTAATTTTAAACTTAAAATCATTGGAAGTTTCACCTAACACTCTAACTTTCAAGCCGCCAGCTTCTATTTGACCATGGGACTGTCTTGGTTCCATACTCACGTTTTTACTTTTTGCGACACTCTCCTTGAGAGCATCTGCTTTACCTTGCTCGTAAAAGTGTTTTGCAATAGCATCAGGATTCATTGCTGTAAATAAAGATTTGTGATAACCTTGTGCGTCTGACATTGTATTATCTTCTGCTAAAAACTTTTTAACGAAGTTATTAATGTCGCTTTGAGCTGTCTTAACCTTATCAGCATCCTTGACGTTAAACCTATATTTTTTATCTCCGACGTTATATTCAAAACCTTTGAACTTGTCGTTAAAGACTTCATTAGTCTTCTTATCAAATTTAAGTTTAGCGCTTTCTGCTACTTTCTGATTTTCCTCAGATTCTTTGTTATATCGATTAAAAAAGTCCCATGCTTTTTGCTGTTCAGGCGTTAAGCGTGATCCTGCTTTAATCTCATCATAATATTTAGACTTTTGCCCGTCTAAGTAGGCTTTAGCGCTGGCAACTTGCTCTTTAAGCGCTATTTTCTTTTTTCTTATTTCTTTTTCATCGTCTAGCTCTTCGTCGTAATTAAAAGAGTCTTCAATCAAAAAGTTTATTTCTTCCGCGTTTAAATGCGGCTTTGTTCTTCTATAATATTCGTTTAGAGCTGTTAAATTATCTAAGTCAGAATAATCTCTATTTAACTCAACATAATCTTCTAAACTACCACCAGTTTCTTCCATAAAGTCAATTAACTTTTGAATATTCTCTGGTAATTCTTTACCTGTCTCTTGAGCTTCAGCTATGGCTTCAACAGCTTCTTCAGCTAACTCTTTAGCCTCTTCAACAACTTCTTCATCTACTACTTCTTCAAGAGCGGGTTCTTCATTTTGAACGGTTTGCTCTTCTTCTCTGGCAGGTTCTTCATTTTGCTCTTTGACGTTTTCTTCACGAACTTCTTCGCTAGCTTCGGATTCGTCGCGAACAAGTACCTCATCTGTGCTTTGCTCTCCAGTGGCATCTTCTTTTTCTTTTATTGGTTGACTTAAATCTACTTTAATAACATCGTCGTCGCCAGCAGATTCAAACTTACTTTCGTCAACAATTTGCTCTTGAGTAGTTTCTTCAACTACGTTTTCGTTTTCTTCCATAATATAAAATATAAGTTAATAATTATCTAGGTTCAAATCCACCTAAGTCAAACCCACCAAGTACATCATTACCTGATGATTCAAACTTTTTAGGTGGTTTATTTGTTTTTCTTTGGTCTATAAGCTCGCTTTGTTGGCTAGCTTGTATTCTAGTTCTTTCGTCTTTACGATCTTCTTTTTCTTTTTCTCTACTTTGCATGCCTTGAGTTTCCAAAGATTTTAACTGCATATTCATTTGAAACTCTAACTGCATAAGTTCTTTTTTAATATCAGCTTCTTGCTGTAGTTTTTGAGCGTCTAATTGTACTTGCAGCTGAGCTAACTGTGCTTTAGTTTGTGCTAGCATTTGTTCTTTTTGCGCTTCAAGCTGAGCAGCGTTTTGAGCTGCTTGTGTATTAGCTTGAGTTTGCATTTGAATATTTTGTTGCTGCAGCTGCCTGTCTTTAGCTTCTTTCTCTTTACGTCTAATTTTTAATAACTGATTAGCAAGACTAATATTTCTTATTTCACGCAAATCAATAGCATCTTCTAAGTCAATATTTTTTTGTTGTAAAGCTTGTTGTATATTATTTTCAAGCAAAGCTTTTTCTTCTTCATCTGGTGCTAGCTCTAAAAATATACCAAAGTCATATAAATATAAATTAGATATTTCTTCAAGCGTAGCTACATTATGAGCGCCTATAGCATGAATAAAAGCATCTTTAGTAGGTGAGTATTCTATAACATCAGATATTCTAAGCGATAAGCACTCTGCAACTTCAGAAGTTAAATACAAACCTGACTGTAGTATATGCCTTGTGGCCGTGTTACTATTAGCGGCTGCTAGTTTTTGAACACCAACTAAAGCATTAGAATCTGGCGTGCTACCATCTCTAGCTTCATTAAGCCCGGTTGTGTCGCGTATCATTTGCAAGTAATAGTTGTAATTGCCTATCAAAGCTTGTAGTTTGTTACCACCACTACTGTTTCTTATTTCTTGTATAGGCACTTTACCAGGATTTATATCACCATCTTGAGTCATCGATCTACCAATAACACTACCTGTTTGGAAAAACATATTTAATGCTTCTTGCGGACTATAATTTGTTCCGTTACCTAAATCTATTTCGGCTAAACCATCAGCATCTAAATAAACGCCATCTGGCACCATGCGAGACATTACTTGTTGTATTTTTAAATGCGTCAATTGTATCATGTCTGCAAAACCAGTGATACGACTAACTAAAGACTCAATACGCCCTTTATACATTCGAGGCGCTACTATGTTATAATTCATTTTAACTTTAGTATAATTACTTTTTGGTCGCATCATGTTTTTTGACATCTCCCACTTTAAAAGCTTTTGAGCGCCTATAATGTAAGCACCTTCGTAAAGACACTCTACGTTGTTTTGAAGTTTTGAAAAGTTTGCATTTGCGTCTTCTGGAGGATTAAAATTATCGTCTTTTTCAATAGCTCTTTCTAATCCAGTCGCAGTTTCTTTTATTTTATAAACTTGATTCATATAAGTTTTATAGTCAAAATATAAAACTTTTATTTTATTATTATCTTTTTGGTCGTAAGCAGAATAATTTTCGTACTTATAAGTATTTTTCTTTTGTATTTCTTCTAAATCTTCTTGTGTTAAATGAGGAAACTGTTTAGCTAGTTCGTTAATAGGTATTTCTTTTATTTCTCCAGCATAATATATATCATCAAAATAAGGTGATTCAGTATATGAATAAACTAAATCTGCAGGATCTACATAATCTATAGTAATACCTTCAGATGTATTAAAGCTTGTTTTAACGGCGCCAATACCTAATACTGTTAAATCATAGTAAAATCTTTTCTTAATAAGATCATATTGATTACCTTCAAACAAAACATTTAAAGCTTGTTCTTCAGCTAGCTCAACAGCTTGTTTGTATGTTAGCTGCATGTGTAGCTTTAACTCTTCTTCAGATTTAGGTAATGTTTCAGGATCATTTTCATATAAATTTACTCCAAAAGCCTCGCCAACATAGTTGTTTAATTTTTGAGTTCTCATATCTTTCAATATAGACTCCATATAATCAGTGCGTTTTTGCACTCCAAATGGATCTTGAGAAAAAGCTTTTATGTCATACGCTCTATCAGCCATACCATTAACAACAATATCTACAAATTTAGGTATTATAGGTACAGGCTTCCAGTCTAAATTTAAGTAAGATAAATCACCGTTAATAGATAATTCATCTTTATATTTTTGTATTGATTGCTCTCCTCTAGCATATAATCTAAGATTATGAAAATTTCTTTGGTTATGGCCTTGCATACCGTACGAGCCTCCTCTAGTAGATTGATTATCACCAAACCACTCATGCTCTATAGCTTTAGCAACTTTTAAGCCATAGTCATAACTAACTTTTTCAATGTCACTAACTACTTGACTTGGAAAATATTTACCTGGAATATTACTGGCCATATTGTTCTTTTATTATTTTTGAGGCAAAGCCATCATTGTCATATCTCGCTATACCTATATTTAATTTTTGTTTTTGCCTATTTGGCGTTGGTCTATATAAATGTCTATTACAAGCCATTATAGCTAAGCCACTACTAATAGAAGCATCATGTCTTGTTCTTCTATTTATATCAAACTTAGCCCAGTCATTTAACGTTTCGTTAAAATACATTGCTCCGTATGAACCGTCTTGACGTATACCAACATGATCATTAATATACATCTCAATAGCAGCCGCATGAGCTTGTTTAATGTCTTCACTAGAGTTTGGCATACCACCTACTTCTCTTTCAGTTGTAGATAATTTATTCCAAACTTTATCTGGTCTATTCATGCTAAAACCTCTATAACCTCTACGTTTAAAATAGTATAAAAGTCTTGGTTTATTGTTTTCTGCAAGTAATGGCATACCATAAAATACGCAAGCCATTAGTATATCTTCAAAAAATATTTCAGCGGTTTGTGGTCTAGCAATATATTCCAAAAAAAATGTGTTAGCAGGCGCTGACTCCATGCTAAACTTAGTTAGTCCATGAAGAGATCCGTTGGATCCTCTACCATCAACAGTACCACTAATATCATAGCTATCGCAACCAAAAGCGCCAATATGCTCATTTCCAGGATATTTTATTCCATTTTTAAGTATTACTCGGTTTTGTAAATTTCTATCTGGTACCCAGCTAACTTTAAACCTACCGTTTGGATCAGGATTAAAAACAACTTGAGTATCTTTTACTCCATTAACCCATTGAAAGCTACCAGTAGTAACTGCGCTAGAACTAGTAGATCCTCCC